CCGAAGCCGACGAGAAGCTCGCGATCAAGCGCACGCGCGGGGAGGCGCTACGCACCATCGACGAGCTCACCAAGCAGATGATCCGCGTGGTGGACGGAGTGAAGTCCGACTGGACCGGCGTAACCGGCGCCGGCTCCGTGTCGAACTTCTGGACGGAGATCGGCGGGAAGTGCCGCCAGCTCCTCAAGAACATCTACCTCAAGAACCACTCGCTGGCGCCGGAGGAGACCGCCGATTTTTTCGGGCACTGTATCGCAGCCAAGACCGTCGATGGCTAGGCCGCGTCTGGCGCACCTTCCCGCTCGACCCTGACGTCGCGCTCGAGCGCCTGAACCGGCTGATCTACAAGAGTGAAGGCTACGTCGACGCGTACTGGGACCTGCTCTACGTGGAGGACCCGGAGAAGCTTTTGGAGGCCCGCACCAAGCAGAAGATGTACCTTGCTAGGTATGGCCGCGTCTCTCCGTTCGAGTGGGAGGACCGGGACCTTGGAGAGCTGCGCGGGCACTTCGAGGCGCTGGTGGACTTGATCAAGGCGGAAGCGGGCACGATGCGCAACCCTGAGGATCTGTAGCGATGGCCGAAGACGTAACGATTGGCGCAAAACTAAAGCTCGACGACCACGCGTCCGAGGCCCTCGAGCACATCAAGGAGGGGTTCGAAAGCGCCAAGGAGAAGCTGGAGCCGCTGCAGGAGAAGATTCACGAGGTCGGCCACGAGATCATGGACATGGCGAAGCAGGCCGTCGCCGTCGCCGCCGGCTTCCAGATGTCCGGTGCCATCGAGTCGATCAAGGAGCTGGGGCACGAGGTCTTCGAGGCTGGGCAGGAGGTCGAGGACACGAACAAGGAGCTAGCCGGCCTCATGTCGATCACCGACAAGGGCGGGAGCTCGTTCGAGGAGCTGACCGAGAAAGCCAACGAGCTCCGCGAGGGGCTCGACAACATGGCGATCACCTCCGGCGTTGCGAAGAAGGACGTGATGGACGCGTTCGAGATGATCGCGCTCCGCTCCAAGAAGCCGGCCGAGGAGATCCAGGGCATGGTCGGCGAGATGACGCAGGCCTCCAAGGCGCTCCCCGGCGGCATGACACGGATGGCTGAGGGCTGGCGCGACTTGGAGTCGGGCTTCGTGCGGCCGCGCAACGCGCTCGTCCAGCTCATTCGCCAGACCGACACGGCGAAGGGCAGCGCGCGCGACATCGCGAAGGCGCTTACGAAGGACATCCAAGAGGGGCACCCGGAGAAGGCCTTCGAGCTGGCCGAGGAAGCCATCAAGAAGATGAGCGCGCGCATGAAGGACGCGCCGCCGACGTTCGGCCAGCTGGTGACGTCGCTGAAGGACATTCGCTCATCTCTGTTCGAGGCGATGGGAGTGCCCATCCTCAAAGCGCTCGTGCCCCCGCTCGAGCGCCTCAAGGGGTACCTCGTCGACAACAAGGACAAGATCGACGAATTCGCCCACACCATCGGGGACAAGGTTGGGAAGTGGGCGAACGAAGCCGCCGACAAGATTCAGAAGGGGTTCCAGTACATCCAGGACCACGCCGACCAGATCGAGTCGGCGATCTCCACGGCAGTCGGCGTCGCCAAGTCCGTCATCGATTACATCATCGCGCACAAGGAGGAGATCGCGCTCGCGTTCGGAGCTAAGACGGCGCTCAACATCGGGACGGCGGCGGCAGGTGCACTCCCTGGGGCCTACAGCGGCATCGCCGGCGTTGGGGCGCTGCTCGGTATCGGGGGAGAGCACAAGGAAGGCAAGGGGCACGGGGGTGTGGGGCACGGAGCGTCCGCCGCCGCGACGGCGGAGAAGGAGGCCGTAGCGGCTACGCAGCTGGAGCGCGAAGTGGCTGCGGTCGCGCACGCTGAGAAGGAGGCCGCGTCGGCGACCCGCGTCGCCACGGCCGCGGTGAAGGAAGGCACGATCGCTGAGAAGGCCCTGGCCGAAGGCGCTGCTGGACTCGGCGACGCAGCCCCCGCCGCCGAGGGGGTGATGGAGGCGCTCATGGGGGGTCCGGCAGGGTGGGCTGTCATCGCAGGCCTTGCCGCCGTCGCCGCCGTTACGATCTTCGCCGTGGCGGGGGCCGTGTCCGCGCTGACCGACGAGATGAGCCCGTTCCACAAGCACGCCCTCGCGCTCTGGCACATGATCGTGTTCAACCTCGGCGAAGCATTCCAGGAGCTGAAACAGGACGGGTCGGAGCTCTGGACCGCCGTGAAACCCCTCGCGGAGGTCATGGGGGTCATGCTCCTGATGGGCATCAAGAGCGCCACCGAGGGGCTCCTCATGCTCGTGCGCGTGCTCGAGAAGGTGGGGCCGGCGCTCACGTACCCCATCTCCATCCTGGCGTCGCTCGCGGGCCCGGGCGGCAAGGGCACCTCCGTCCCGTACCACCCCGAGGGTGGGGCCATGAAGGCGAGCTTCAAGGCGGCTGGCTTGGCCGCCGCGGCCCAGGGCGCCGCCCCGCTCATCCACATGTCGGGTGGCCAGACGTTCAACATTCACCAAGACTACCGGGACCAGGATCCGGACCGGATGATGCTCATTTTCCGCCGGGATATTGCGCGGAACGCGGTCGCATCTGCCTCCGCCCGCACTGCGCTCCCGTTGGGCCTTTGATGCGGATGTGGTAAGCGGTACCATTCACTGCGAGGAGACTCTGCGATGGCCTTCCCCCCGAAAAAGAAGACTGCAACCGCATCCGACGAAAGCTCGTCCACGGCGACGGATACCGCCTCTCCCGGCGCGGCGTCCGCCTCTTCGTCCACGGCGACGGACACGTCGAGCTCCGACACCGAGTCCCCGTTGGCCAAGTGGGCAAAGCGGCGCAGTAGCAGCAAGTAGCCCGCTCGAGCGGCATGAGGTGACGCCGCGTGAGCTACTCCAGCTCGGTAACCATCGTGGAGCTCTCCCCCGACGGGGCGAGCATTCAGCTCCAGGGGGCATCGCTGCCCTTCATGGGCGCGGAGTGGGGCGGCGAGAACCGCCTCACCACGACGTGGTACCCGGGCAACCCTGACGAGGCCACCCAACAGGTACTGGGCCCGCGCGAGCTCCCGACGCACTGGGAGGGCGAGTGGAACCGCACACGCATGGGCCGTGACGATTCCCTCGCAACCATCGTCGACTCGTCAGGGACGAATCGCGCCAAGGACCCGTTCGTGCTGCGCGACGCGCTTGAGAACATGTTCCGGCGGGGGCATCGGCTGGCCGTCTCGTGGATCGTGCGCGGCGACGACTTCAGCCAGAACAATACCCTGTACCGAGAGGGGCGCGCGAAGTCGTGGAAGTTCAAGTACACGCGGCTTCAGGACATCGAGTGGGAGGTGGAGCTCGAGTGGATAGGCCGTGGCAAGTCCGTCCAGCGCGTCGTATCCACGCGCGACGACAGTGCGACCAACGCATTCAGCCCGCTCAACGCCGACACCATCAAGGCGTTGGCCGCGTGGGAGAACGCCAAGAACGCTCTGGACTTCAAAAAGCAGATCGGGTCGCTGTCCAAGATATCGCAAGCGTTCTCGGGCATCGACAGCCTCACGCGCGGCATCCAGGCGAGCGTTAGCCAGATCCAGAACGCGATCGACGTGGGGCTGAAGACGGCCACGCTCCCCCTCTCCGTAGCGAACCAGCTCGTCGACCTCGCGCGCAACACCATCGCCGTGGCGCACAACATCGAAGCGCAGATATCGCGCATCCCGGCCGAGATCGCGGTCGTCAACAGGAAGGCGTCGGCCGTGGCCAAGGCCGCCAAGCACTTGGGAACCGTGGGGGACGCCACCGGCCTCGTCTCGCGCAGCGCGCAAACGATGAACGACAAGGTCACGACCATCGTTCCTACCGGCCCCAACGCCAACGCGCGTTCGAGCGACGTGCTGGCCATCTACATCACCAAGGCCGGCGACACGCCGCAGAACGTCTCGATCCTCTTCTACAAGACCGCGGACCACGGCGTCGACATCCTCAAGGCGAATCGTCTACCCTGGTACCAGCCCACGTTCCCGCAAGGAACCGTGTTGGTGATCCCGGTTCTGCAGACCATCAAGAAGGCATGAGGCGCACGTGCCCGTCGACTACCCGGAGCAGTCCTACTACCCATCCGCCAAGCTGCGCCTGATCATCCGCTTCGACGAATTCGGTGACCAGCAGCTGAAGGCCAAGGTCCCGAAGAAGCCGATCAAAAACGTCTCCGGGGTCAAGGACGAGCGCAACGATCTGATCGTCATCGCCGACCCGTTGGCGCCTCCCGGGGTGAACAGGCTGCTGGTCGTGGGGTCGGGCAACGTGCCCGCCAGCGGCCCCGCGCAGGTGCAAGCGCGCTCAAGCGACGGGCTCACGTTCGAGGTCGGCGCGATCATTCCGCACAACGCCGAGTGGAACCAGAACGGGATTCGCATTGCGGACACGGCGAACTTCCACATCCGCTACGTGGACCTTCCCATCGACCCACGTACAGTGCGCGCGTGCGCAGTAGAATATTACCTGGGTACCGTCACCGCAGACGAGTTTGCCCGCGGTAACGCGGGAGCGCAGCGGACGACGTCGACGCTCGGGGCGGACAGCAACGCGGCCGAGCCTCTGAACGTCGTCCCCGACACGTACACGGACGCGAACGGAGTGGCGCGCACGAACCTACGCTTTCAGGGCTGGGTTGATCGCTGGCAAGTCGAGTGGCTCGAGAACGCCGAGCCCATGATCAAGATCGAATGCCGCGACAACACCAGCCTCATCATCGGTACCCAGATGCCGAGCGACTTGAACCTCTCCACCACCGACCCAATCGACAAGGCGGTGGCGCTGCTCCTTGCGCAGTTCCCCGCGTTCGAGGGGATCAGCGTGGAGTATCGACCCGCTGCCGAAACACCCCCCAAGCTGTCGGACCTCATGGGCAAGGCAGCCATCGCTCCGGGGCGCGGGGTGCACCAAGCGAAGGGCGGTGGCGCGGAGCACTTCTCGGTCTGGGACTTCCTGACCGACGTCATGGGGTCGATCGGGCACGGGGTTCGTGTCGAGGGCACGACGGTCGTCATCCAGCGCACGCGCTCGCTCACGACCTCCGCCGCCATCCGGCGAGAAGACGACCCTTTCCAGGGGCGCACGCTGCAGGGTAGCGGGGAGGTACTGCAGTACCGACGCATGTTGTACGGGCGCAACGTGTTGGAGATGAGGGTGGCGCGGCTCTACGCGCGCAATGCCCCAGCCAACATCGAGGTGGTCAGCTATGACGTGGCCGGCAAGCGCGTAGTTAGCGGGCGCTTCCCTCTCCCCGAGGACAGGCAGATATACGCGCTGCCCGGCGACGCGCGCCCCGACCAGAAGTGGGAAGTGAAGAGGATCTCAGGGCTCGTTAGCGATGTGCAGGCGCGCATCGTGGCGCAGGAGTACTACGAGAACCAGTTTCGGCAGGAGCTGACGGTCGACGTACGCACGAAGAACCTCGCCAGCTTCGGTGGAGACAACGAGGACCCGGACCTGCTCGACCTGAAGCCAGGCGATACGCTGGAGATCCTCGTCACGCGCGACGACGAGGAGTTTTCGACGCTCAACAAGATCGAGCAGGCGCTCCTGATCCGCGGCAAGGCGCAGGACTTCCTGCAGGCCATCGGCTTCAGCCAGGACTTCGCCGCCGCTTACGCGAAGGCGTACGAGGACGCCAATTACGTGACTGCGTTTCGCGTGCGTGGAAGCAAGTTCATGTGGGGCGTGGACGACGGCATCACGATGACCGTCCAGTGCGTGAACTACATTGAGATCAAGGCTGACGCTTCCCTCGCCCCAGGCGAGGAGCCGAAGACCGGAGGCGTGAAGTAATGGCACTCGACATGGGAGGCGGGGAGTTCCAACCGTTCGACAGGACGACAGTGCGCGCAGCGCTGGCCGGCCCCGGGATGGACACGCGCGCGTGGGTCGGCTTCGGCCTCGTGGCTGCCGAGACCGACCAGCAAAAAAGCGTCTACTTTCAGGACGACAACGGGGGCGCGCTCCCGTTCCCCGTCGTGCTCGTCCAGCTGATGCCGTCGCGCCAGACGGTACCGTGTCGCGTCGCGAGCAGCATCGCGGGGACGGGCGAGGGCGAGTGGACTCCGTTCGTCGCTGGCGACGAGGTCATCGTTGCGATCGTGGACGGGGATGAACGCTCGGGCTGCACGATCATCGGGCGCCTCAACCAGTCGCTCGATACGTTCCCCAGCCTCGTTGCTGGAATGGACCCCACGCAGAACAGCATCGCCTTCCGACGCCTGCGTACCCCGTTCGTCTTCGAAACGCAGAACGCGTGGATGGTTCACAACGCCACGACCAACTCATTCCTCGGCATCGACCAGACCGGGCAGGTTACGGCGGCGAATGGCGATCAGCACGCGCTCCACGTGGGGCACGACTTCTGCGGCATCCTGCTCGGCGACAACAGCGCGACCGTACAGCTGCTCCCTGCCGACTCCACGTTCAACTCCCGCGCGTTCCTCCAGGCCAACGCGCTCCAACTCATGCTCGACGACACCGCCGCGAGCCTGCTCACACCGGGAACCGTAACGTTTACGACGTCGGGTGGGGGGTATCAGAACGGCCACGCCATCACGACGGAGCAGGCGGTGGCGCTCATCTTCGGTGTCCTTACGGCAGTGGGCACGGTCATCCCAGGCCCCCTTGTGGGGGCTGCGTTCTCGGCTGCCGTTACGGGCTTCCTCTCGACGGGGATCCCCCTCGCGAGCGTTGCGACCATCGCACCGTTCGAGGCGTTGCTCGCGGCGGCCTTCGCTTCTTTTCTCCCCGACCCGACGGGGCTGAAGCCGGGCATCGGCACTCCTGGGTTTCTGATCTAGGATTAGGTGAACCGTGGCGAACGCACCTCCCAACAACTTCCCGCCCGTCGTGACGGGAGGGGTGCAGGCCGGGTTCCCACCCGGGCCGACCGTGTCGGACTTGTGCAAGTTCAAGATCCCGTTCCTGAGGTTCAGCTTTGGGTTCAAGCTGCCGTTCACCTTCCCGCCGAAGATCCCCATCCCGTTCCTGATGCTCGGGATCAACTGCTCGCTCAACAACCCTCTCAACGTCGCGGCGGGCATCAAGCCGGGCGGGGGGCGCGTGGCCAACACACCGCCTGACCCGCAGCTAACCGAGACCTCGAGCACGCCATGAACGGGAACCTTGGCTGGGGCGGCGCTCCTTGGGGCGGCGGGGGCTGGGGCGGCGCGGGCGCCGGGCCGCTACAGGTGTCGGCGGTGCTCGCGGTGGCCGAGAACATCCTGCGCCTCACGCTCACGCGTCAGGTCTACTTCTCCACGCTTCTCGACCCCCTCGACGCGAGCGACCCTACCCACTACGCAGTCGCGATCGTAGCGGGGACGAGCGGCTTGGACGGCACCCCCGTGCGCCCCGTCGTCGTCGTGCACGTCGACCCCTCCCCCACGTTCGCGCTCATCGGCACGCAGCTGGACCTCACGCTGGATCGCCCGATGACGGCCTTCCCGGCCCAGTACGTGCTCACCGTGAGCAACCTCATCGCCGCTGACCTCGTCACGACCCTCGACCCGCCACCCTTCAACGCGGCGCAGACGTTCGCGGTCTTCAAGCTCATCGCCCAGCCGCGCATCGACCAGCCGACGCCATCGCGCGACTTCGGAAACCCGCAGCTTCGGTCGGCGATGCTCGATCCGCTCCCGAACCCGGGCAACGCGCTGAACCTCGGCGTGTACACTGTGGACGACTCGGGGGACTACGCGTTTGATGAGGGGTTGACGGGGTACAAGAAACGCATCCTGCGGCGGCTCATCACGATGCCTGGCGGCTTCGCGCACTTGCCTGCCTACGGCGTGGGCATCACGTCGCACGGAAAGCAGCTGGTCAGGGCGTCGGTGCTCGAGGGGCTCGCGCAGGAGGCGCAGAAGCAGATATTCCTCGAGCCCGAGACGTCCAGCGCCAGCGTCCACGCGGCGATGGACCCGAGCGTGCCGGGGCTCGTGCGCTTCCAAGTGCGCGCGCAGACCAAGACCGGGCAGTCTCTGCGGTTCTCCGCTAGAGTGCCTACCCCGTGAGGTGATGCAGTGGCCGATTTCCCGACCCGTCTTGACCTCTTCGCTCTGGGCCGTGACTACATCACCCAGCGCGCCAAGAAGCTCGACCCCTCGCAAGTCAACGTGGACGGGTCCGACGCCAACATCTTCGTCGGGTCCAACAGCGTCATCGGCAACGCCATCGTCAACCAGCTCGCGTTCTCGTTCAACCGGCTCCTGCTCGATGGCGCAGATGGGGACGATCTCGACCGCTACGCGTTCGACCGCTACGGGCTCACGCGCAAGGGGGCCAGCGCAGCGCTGGGGGCGGCGCGCATCTTTCGCCAGACCATCGCGGGGGGTGCCGGCACTGTCCTCTCGGGCACCAAGCTCGTTACGCTGACGGGGGTCGAGTACGTCACCACGACCAACGCGTCCTTCGGCGCCGGGGACTTCACCAGCACTGCGAACGTGCGCGCGGTCCAAGCCGGCAAGGCGACGCAGGTGGGGGCGAACGCGATCACGCGCTTCTCCGCACCCGGCGCGCTCTTCGACAACTCTCTCCAGGTCAACAATGATGCGCCCACGGCCGGCGGCGAGGACGCGGAGGACGACGAGACGTTCCGCGGCCGTATCCGCGACTTCTGGAACACGGCGCGACGCGGCGTCCTCGCGGCCATCGAGTTTGGCGCGCGCTCGGTCCCCGGCGTAGTCAGCGCGAAGGCCGTGGAAGCGCTAGCCCCGGGCAACACCCCCGCGCGCGTCGTCAACCTGTTCATCGCCGACTCCAGCGGCGTGGCGTCGGACGCGCTCGGGCAGTCGGTGCGCGTGGCGCTCGACGACTTCCGCGCCGCCGGCATCGCGGTCATCGTGTTCACCAGCCTGCCACTCATCGTTCAGATCCAGCTGCACCTCACCTTCCGCGCGAACGTGGACACGGTCACGCTCACCGACAACATCCGCGCCGCCCTCGTCTCGTTCGTCAATTCGTTGCCCGTCAACGGCACGCTCCTCCTCTCCGACATCTTCTCGCAGCTACAGCAGTTCTCGGGCGACGGGCTCATCGTGAACCAAGGCACCGTCATCCTTCCGACCGGCGACTTGGTGCCGGCGGTAGGCCAGACGATTCGCACGACATTGGATCAGATTACTGTTACTTAGTTTCTGCTATAACAGGCGTATGAAGGGTAGGATTAGGAAGTGCTCCTGTGGGGTCTGCAAGCGCTGCAAGCATCGGGAGTACATGCGCCAGTGGTACGCCAACAACTTATCCAAGGTGCGCGCCGATCGGCGCGCCAAGTACGCGAAGAACCGCAGCGGAATTCGTGCCCAGCAACGCAAGTGGCGTGCGCGCAACCCGGAGGTGGCCAAGGAGTACTGCCGGCGCCACTACGAGAAAAGCAAGCACACCACGCGCCCTGCTTATTTTCAGCGTACGGTCGCGCAGCGCTTGTGGTGGCGAAACAACTGGGATGCCAAGCGCAAGGGTTTCGCGCCGTTGGCAATGACCTGCGAAGAGTTCGCGGCCTGGTACAAGATCGAAACGGCCAAGGGCAAGCATTGCAGGTGCTGCGGTAAGATCGAATCGAAGTTAGCCGTCGACCACGACCACGAGACCGGGAAGGTTAGGGACTTGATCTGTAAGGCCTGCAACATGATCGAAGGCCTCGCGCGAGATGTGGCCCACCTCGGCGCGGTAGCAACGTATATGCGCCACCACAAAGCTTCGTAGGCCAATGCCCGACTACTCGAAAACCGGCCCGCTCACGATCGCCGACCTGACGGCGATCTGGACGAAGGCCGTGGACCCGAGCTACGGGCAGCCGTTCCTCGACGTCGGCGAAGGCGGTGGGCTCGAGGTCTACACGCAGGCGTTTGCGCAGTACGAGCGCGTGTCCAAAGCCGTCGACACGAGCATGGGCGCGCTGTTCATTCGGTCGTGGAGCGGCCAGTCCGCACTCCCCGCGGCAGGCGCGCAGAAGGCCACCGTCCAACTGACGTTCGCACGTTCGGGCCCGCTTATGAACGCGCCGCTGGTGCTTGCGGCGGGGAGCACGTTCGTGGAAGAGCAGCAGACCGACTCCGGCGACCCCGAGGGGGTTGCGGTGCTGACTGGGCGGCGCTTCGTGCTCACGCAGCCGCTGGTCTTCGAGCCCGGCGACCAGGGGCCGTTTACCGTGACCGCCATCGCTGAGTTTGCGGGGTACGGGTACAACAACCCGCGTCCCGGGTCCCTGAACTTCGTTGACCAGCCGGGCACGCACTTCTACCACCCGCGCGCGAACGTCACGGTGGTGCCGCCTGCGCCACCCACCCCCACTCCCCCCAACGCGAGCGCTCAGATCGTGACGCCGAATGAGGTGGACACGTTCATTCCCGACCACGTGGGCCAGTATGTGCGGTTCGGCCCCACGGGGCCCAACCTCGGGCTTGTCGCGCGCATCGTGGGCTTCCAACCGCCGGACCTCACTGTTCCTCGCGGGAGTGTCGTGTCGCTGGGGATGGACTTGGCGTTCGAGGCGTTCACGCACGCGGGAACGTTCCAAGCCGGCGAGCCGGTCACGTTCAAAAGCGGCGTGACAGTGAAGGGCACGGGCATCCTGCTCGGCTCAAACCCGAACGGCTCTCACTTGCGCGTGACGCTGCTCGTCCTCACGCTCGACCCCGGGGCCGCCGTCACCACGTACACGCTCAGCGGGAACCTGAGCGGGGCAACAGCCAACATCGACTTCGTCCTTTACAACGTCGCCCAGACCATCCTCCCCGACACGCTCGAAACGTCGGCGTGGGTCGTGCTCGATTGGGCAACGGACTGGGGGCTCACGGTCACGAACGTCTCGCAGCCGACAGGCGGCGTGCTGGGCATGCTCGACGCGCTCGGGGAGGAGCGCAACATCGCGCGCGGCCCCAACGAAACCGACGATAGCTATCGCTCACGCGTCGCCGAGATCGCCGACGTCGTCACTCCCAACGCCGTGCGTCGCGCGCTTACGCGCGTCATGAACGGCCAGCCGTTTTGCTTCCGCGAGGTAGGGAGCACGCTACTTCCCGGCTTCTACTTCGACATCCCCGACACGCCCGGAGCCTTCTTCTCCCCCGACTTCTACGACACGGACGTGGTCATATTCAACGGCGCGCTCGCGTCAGGCGTGTTCCTCGCCAACGAGCGCGTCTCGTATCAGGACTCGTCGGCGAACGAGAAAGCGCATGGGTGGTTCGGGCGGCTCGACATGGGCAACACCCGCCTGACCATGATCCGCACCGGGCTCAACAAGCCCAAGCCGGCCGGCGTGGCGGCAGGCGACGTCGTCGTGGGGCTGTCGAGCGGGGCCGTGTTCAACGTGGCGTCCATCACGGCCTACACCGACCTTCGCCGCTTCCGCGAGTACCTCGATTACGTGCAGTTCCGCGCCTTCTTCCTCGTTGGGGTCCCGCAGCTGGGCACGGGGGAGTTCGGATTCGCGTACGACACGTACCCCACGGGGGCCTACGACCTGCCCCCGCCGTTCATGGACTTTTACGATGGATTCCCGTACCTCGCGGCCCAGTTCTACCTGCGTGTGTTCCAGGCCGTGGACCGCGTCCGCGCGGGCGGCGTGACGTTCGACTTGTACCTCACGGCGCCGGGCGAGACCTGCACCTGAGGAATCTGCTAGAAAGGAAACACCATGGCCGGCGGCATGAAGGAGATGGTCATCAACACCCAGGAGAGGGCGATCTCTCCCGACATCAACCGGCTACAGAAGTTCAAGGGGTCCGACGTCGCGGAGCTCCTGCGCTACCTGATGAACGTGACTGGCAACGACGACCTCGACGCCGCTGGCGTCATCGTCGAGCCCAACACGATCGCGACCCCGCTGCTCGCCGAGATCATCAACGGGCTTCTGGTGCGCCCCGTCGCCGGCACGCTGAACCTGCTCGTGGACCCCGGCGTCGTGCTCGCGATGGCCCCCGACGCGGCCCCCGACGACTCCAACTACAAGTACATCCACGACCCCGGGGTGACGGTCGCGGGCAACCTCGTCATGACCGCAGGCGCGGGCGCGACTCGCATCGACGTCGTGGAGTGCCAGGTCACCAACATCGTGACGGAGACGGATAACCGTGACATCTTCGACCCCACCACGGGGCTCTTCACGGCCACCAGTGTGACGAAGGCGCGTCAGGACACGGTCACGAACAACGGTGCCGGCGCGCCCAACATTCGAGTGCGCGCGGGGGCGCCCGGGGGTGGGTATCCTGCCGCCGTCGCTGGGTGGCTCCCGCTTGCCGTGGTCTCTGTTCCTGCCGCCGCGGCCAGCGTGGACGTGATGACGTTCTGGGACGTGCGACCGCTCGTGAACGACCGCGTCCTCGCGCCGTCCGCGCTCACGCGCCAGCTGTCCGACCCCGGCATGCGCGTGCTCGGCTACGTCGACGAATTCACCGACGTGACCAAGGCGACGTTCAAGGGCTCGGTGGAGTGGAGCGTCGGTAATCGGCGACTGGGCGGGCGGCTGCATCGTGGCTCCCCCGGCACGGACGCGGAGGGGGTGGACCTGCGCGACGCCGCGAACCAGTCCAGCGGGTTCGCCGTTCCGGCCCAGGGCAACTTCGTCTACGTCTACTTGTGCCAACCGTTCGGGCTCCCGCGCTGGGCACGCTACACGGACGGCCCGGCGAATCGTGTTCCCCGCTCGCCGCGGGGCATCCCGATCGTGACGACCGTTGCGCCCCTCGCCATCACGGGCGCGCCGTCGGCTGTCATTCCTCTGCCCGTCAGCACCGGGCTCGGCGGCTCGGTCCAGACTACCGAGGGAGTTTGCGTCGCTTCGCTCATCACCAACATCGGCCCTGTCATCTCGGGCGGGGTCGCAGAGGGCGACTGGTTCTTCCCCAACGCGCCCCCTCCGGGGCTCCTCGCGCTCGGCGGGGCGACGGTGAGCGTGGCCAAGTACACGCTTGTGCCCGGCACGCACTTCCCAGCGCACGCACGCGTGGTGCGGGCCCTCATCTCCATCACCGCGAGCGTGAACGCGACGCACAAGTACCAGTATGGGGGGTTCGCCGCCCTTTACCACCCCGGCTCGGTCACGCAGAACACTGCCATCCTGTACCCCGCTGCGGGCGGCGTCGGGAACAACGAGGCTTCGCTCGATAACGGGGACACGCTGAGCATGGGGTTCATCTACGACATTCCCATCACGCAGCAGTTCCCGCCCGGCGGCCCGGTGTCTGCCATCAGCATCGAATTCGCCCCCGCTCCGACCAACTCCGGCTCGCTCACGCTGGCCATCAACGGCGCCGCGCTGCAGGTGATCGGCTGGAAGCACGTGCCGTGATGTCAACGGCGGAGTGGCTGTCGGTCATCGGGGCGCTGCTCGGCATCTTGATATCCGTCGGCTTGACCGTCTACATGTCCCTCCAGAAGTACGCGACGACGACGCGCGACGGCGAGATCAACCGGCGCCTCAGTCTCGTGGAGCAGGGGCTGACCAACCACGAGCAGCGCCTCCACACCGACGAGCTGGCGACGGTAAAGCTCGGGGGCGACGTCGCGCTGGTGAAGCAGGCGCATGATACCTTCGACGACACCATCGCCAAGATCGAGGCGGCCATGGTCCCGCGTACCGAGTGGGAGTCGCGAATGGCAGGGCTCGAGCGCCAGCTCCAGCAGATCCTCGCGGAGTTGCGCGCCCGGGGCTCTGGGCGCTACGCTCAATCCGGGGAGAGCGGCCTAGGCACTCCCGTCGTCAAGAAGTGAAAGGACCAGAAACTATGCCTCCCGTCATGCCTGCCGGCGGCCTCACGTGGGCCGTCATCATCGCGACTCTGGTCCCGCTCCTGGTGGGGCTTGCCAACGCTGTCGTGCAGTCTGGGAAGTTGGGGCCGCTCGCGGTCCCGGCCAAGGTGCTCCCCTGGGTGACCATCGTGGGCTCCTTCCTCACGGGCGTGGGCAGCTACATCTCGTCGGCACCTGCACCGTTCGTGCTGAACAGCATGGCGCTGTTCATGATGCTGGTCGCGGGGGGGTACTCGCTCATCGCTGGGATGACCCCGGGCGTCGTCGCTCACCACTTCGGGTGGCAAGTGAACTGGAAGCGCCCGGCGGCGAGTGCGGCTCCGGCGCAAACAGCCACTTCTATCCATCCGCCCCCGCTCCCTCCCGCAGCCAACTAAGCGCCCGTGGCGCAGTCCGTAGCGCTCGACCGCGTCTCCCGGCTCGACCACGACTGCGTGGTCCTCACGGTCGTCGCGCGCGCGTACAAGCGTCTGGGGCTCACGCTCCCCGACGGCGAGTGGGTGTCGCCGATCGAGAAGGCGCGCGTGCTCGAGACGTACTTCCTTACCCACACCCAGCCAGACAAGCTCGCGACGTGCGACAACTGCCACGGCCAAAGTGACGTCGCGTACCCGGGGTGCCCCTTCTGCGGCGACGCGGACACTGGAGGGCTGGTCCCTGCGACGCTCGAGCAGGTCGACGCGCTGGACGAGGCGCTGAAGGCAATCGCCGCGTACAGGTACGAGATCGCCACGTCCATGTGGGCACTCGGGATGCTCCTCTTGCGCGTGCGCAACACGCGCCTGTACCGCGTGCGCCGCGACGAGAACGGGAAGCAGAAGTACCGCTCCTTCGGGGAGTGGGTGAAGCGCGAAGCGAAGATGGCGATCGGGTGGGCGTACGAGCTGATGGAGACCGCGCAGCACTTCGCGGAGGCGGACGTGCGCAGCATCGGGCCCTCCAAGCTGAGTCGCATCCTGCGCGCCCCCAAGGAGGCTCGAGAGGAGCTGACAGCGCTGGCGCGCGCGGGGGCGACGCGGAGGGAGCTCGACGCGCGGGGGCGTCTGGCGAAGGCCGAGCTCCCGCCCAAGCCACGCTCCCGGATCGTCCACTTCGACATGCCCCGGGACGTGGTCTACTCGGTACCGCTGATGGCTCGTCACGCCCCCAAGGAACGCGCGCACGCGCTTCACCAGCTTCCCGTGGGGGTGCTGAAGCTGCCGGGCGACTCGTGCCTGTTCGTCCAGGTGCACAAGGGGGCAGATGGGGCGCTCACGGCATCCGTGCGCGCGGGGACGATCGGCGAGAAGCCTAATCTCCCAGCAAGTACGCGGCCTCCAACGCGGGCGTGAGCGCGTCCGTCACGGCCTGCATCCCCAGCTCCGAGCGCCCCGCGTTCGCCACGACCCACGCGTCGCCCTCGTCGGCGGTCTTGAAGCAGGTACCCAGCGCCTTGATCGCGCGGTGGGTCAGCATGGCGCGGTCCTTCTGCGGAAGCTTCCCCAGGAACAGCTTGCGGGCGGTGCTCTGGTTCATCGGGCGCGCGGTCACTTTGCAATCGGTGTAGAGACGAGCCTTCACGGCACCTCCAAGCTCGGCCAGCTGCAGCATAGACGCCGACCCCGCCATCATCCCGTACGCGTAGTCCTCCACGAATACGGCGCAGTCACCCCACCGACGTACGAACATTGCGATGCCTTCCGCGATGTAGGCGAGGCGTTGGGGGCCCTTCTCGTCGGCGCGGCACACGAACGTTTGCGAGCGCAGCACGCTCCATCGCCCGAACGTCCAGCGCGGCGGCACGTAGACGGCTGCAGAGCAGCGCAAGCTGAGGTCCAGTCCGACTACTCCGATTCGCGTCATGTCAAGCGCTCGACTTGTCGCGAGCGTACGCCACTTTTGGCTGTTCTACCTACGCTGTAAGCGGTTCGCGCGCCAAAACAGGGCGTTACGAGAGGCGAAAAAAGTTGGCTGAAAGGGGCATGTGATGCTTGTGACGCATGAGAGGAGTGATAGACTTGTGACTGTAGTGATGATGATTCTAGAGCAGAGCGGGGAGCGACGAAACGACGCGGGCGAGGAGCTCGTGCACGTCTGTCGCACTGCGAGTCACGCGGAGCGCCTCGTTGCGACAAGCGTGCAAACTCGACCCGAGACAACGTGCGAGCGCGCTGCGACTCGCACGAGCACGATCGATCGTGCGACGTCGCGTCACTCTCTCTAGTTGACTCGTCTCGTTCTCTGACAATTCGACTTGCTACTGCGCGCGCTGCGAAGCGCGTTGCTCGCAAGCAATCAAACGCGCGCTCGCGCGTTCGGTGGTGGCCCCTGCGAATACGTCGCGCATGACTGCACGACTAGCGCGCGCCCCTCAGTTACCTGAGTCAACATCGAACGCACGACGCGCACACGAGACGCGCTCTCTCGAAAGGGGGAGCGCGTCTCGCGCGAGCGCTCTACTAGATAGAGCGTTCACGCGAGACGAAAGGGTCTCGAGAGGAGCGATTAGACACATGATGGGTATCTACGAGATTACGAAGGACGACGTTATGAGCGTGTACGCGGGCCAGGCGGGCAAGTGCATGTGCGGGTGCAAGGGGAAGCACACTTACAATTCGGACTACGTCGCGGCGGCGTCGAAGGACCGAGGGTACGAAGTCACGCAGGACGAGGTGAACGACGCGGTGGTCTTGCGCACGTTGCACATGGTCAAGGCGTACGAGGAGGATTGCGAAGTCGACGGCAACATTGTGAGCGTGGACGTGGGCCGAAAGACCTACGTGCTGTACCTCGTGGGTTCGATCGAGGCGAAGGTGTCGGCATGACCACGAACGTGTACGAGGCGATCAAGTACCTGTCCCTCGCGAAGGTGTTGGAGCTTTCAGTGTGGGGGCTCTCGTGACGGCGCGCGCCAAGCTCGCTCTGCTTTGCGCTCGTCTGTACGACTCGCGCACGCCCGACCGCGTGCGCCGACGTCTCTCGTTTGAAGTCTCTGTCCTGCGCAGTGCGCTCGCAGGCGGCGACCCGCTCGACATGATGCAGCGCGCGTCCGTTGGAGAGGAGGAGTGCGATGGCTGATTCACTGTTCCATAGCGCCGACACATTGCCGGCGTCGGTCGAGGTCCCAGTGGTGAAAGACTGCTCGTGCGGACGAGCGTACACGGCGCGTCAGTTTGACGAACTCCCGACGCCCCCCGGTGGCGGGCTGATGGACATGGGTGATGGGTACGTCGTCGTGCTGCGAAACTGCGCATGCGGCAGCACGTTGGGGATCGAAGTCGCGCCGGACGCCCCGTCGTACTGCCTAGCGTGCGAGCACACGCACAACCTTTGCGTCTGCACCGACTGACGTTGACGAACGACGCGCGAGCTTGTCTCGTGCGTCGAGGTCAGCGCCACTCGAGGCGACTGAACTACAGGAGCACTCACATGACCAAGATCCAACACGTCCCGTCGAATTCCAAGCAAACCAGCAAGACCGACCAAGTGCGCGCGATGCGCGAGGAGAAAGCCATGAAAGCAGAGCAGGCAGCCAAGAAGTCCACGAACGTTGCGAACGCGTCGAACACCGAGAGCAGCGAGGCGCCCAAGGCGCCGAAGGCGAAGAAGGAGAAGAAGGACCGACCCAGCGCCGCGTTGCGCGTCGCCGTCCCGCTGAACCGTCTGCAGGTGCGTATCGCGAAGCTCGCGGCGAAGGTCGGCAAGTGGGACGCGCCGCGCGTCGCGGGCCCCGATGGCGGGGAGCGCGTTTCGGATGTCGTGGTGTGCGCGGGGCGACTCGAGCAGGCCGTCGCCATTCTCGACGGCGTCGGTACGATGCTGCGCCAGCTCCCGGCCGACTTCACGGGCAAGGCGCCCAAGGCTGCGAAAGAGAAAGCGGCGGCGAAGGTCGAGCTTGGGCCGGGCGCGATCGTCGGTCTGCGTGACAGCGCGCGCAAGGACTACGAGGACATCCTGGAGCCTGGGGAGTTTGATGAGCTCACGGTCAAGCGCTCGAACGGGAAGAAGGTCATCGTGCGCACGCTCGCGGGCAACGTGCTCGTGTTGCGTCGAGGGGACCTCATCCTGAAGACGGCCCAGGGCTGACAAGTCGAGCCAACGGTAGGGGGTCGCGAGCGCGCGAGCGTTCGCGTCGCCCCCTGCCGTGTGTTCGACAGTCGTTCACACGCTACAGTCACTCAACCCGATTCGGAGGCGCACCATGAGCGTTGCCAACATCATTCACGCGGCCTACTTCAGCAAGGGCATCAACGGTCTCTGGGGACTGCCCATCTTCTTCGTTGGCGAGCCGGGCATCGGCAAGTCGAGCATCCTCTCCGCGTTCACGCGCAAGTGGGACATCCCGCTCAAGGTGCTCTCCCCCGCACTGCACGGCGAAGGCGCGTTCGGCGTCATCCCGGTGCCGGGCAAAGACGGGCTCGACCATCCCGCCCCCACGTGGACGCGGGAGTTCACTGACGGCGGACTCGTCTTCGTTGACGAGCCGAACGCGGCCGGCCCGGCCCTTCAGCCCCCCATCATGGGCCTCGTGTGCGACCGACGCATCGGGGACCACTTCTTGGGTGAGCGCACGCGAACGCTCATGGCCATGAACCCCGTCGAGGTCGCCGCGAATGGACACGACCTGAGCGCCCCGCTCGCGAATCGAGGCGGGTGGGTGAAGTGGGACCCGCAGGCGGTCGAGACGTTCGTCCAGTTCCTCATGGGTGAGGGGCAGGGGGAAAAGATCGAGGTGCAGGACGCGAAGAAGGAAGAGGCCCGCGTCGAGAAGGCGTGGCCCGAGGCGTACGCGCGCTCGGTCGGTCTCATCTCGTCGTTCCTGATGTCCCATCCCGACCTCAAAAACAAGTGCCCGAAGGCAGGCGACCCCGCAGCGTCGGGCGCGTGGCCGTCGGATCGCTCGTGGGACATGGCGCTGCGCGCGCTGGCGGGCACGTTCGTTCATTCGATGACGGACGCGGACAAGGACTCGTTCGTCGCGGGCTTCATCGGGCCCGTTGCCTACGAGGCCCTCTCGACTTTCATCGAACAGGCCGACATGCCGCACATCCCCGACGTCGCCGACGGCAAAGTCGCGTTCGAATGGAACGCCAAGCGCCTCGACCGTTGCGCTGCGATCCTCAGCGCGTGCGTCGCGCTCGTGGTTCCGAGCGCAGCTGACCGACGAGTCGAGCGCGCGGCGCGCATCTGGACGTTCCTCGGTAACGCGGGGGCGTACGACATCACGGTGCCTGCCGCCCAGGCGCTCGTGAAGGCCGGGCTGCACCTCTCCAAGGAGGCGGCGCCGGTGCTCACCAAGATCCACCCCGCGCTTCGCGCTGCGGGCATCCGTGCAGGGGAGGCAATCTGATGGCCATGACGGCTGAAGAAGTCCTGGGTCAGGCTCGCCTGATCGTTAGGAAGAAGACTCCGTACTTTCGAGCCGCTCTCGTCGCGCTCATCCCCCGCCCGCTCGAAGGGCTTGGGACGATCGGCGTTGCGAGCGGGATGGACCACAAGGTCCAGTTGAGTCTCTCGCGCAGCGCGATCCTCGTCTACGACCCGGCCTGGCTCGCCGAGAAGACCCCCGAGCAAGTGGCGGGGCTGCTCGCGCACGAGATCCTGCACTTGCTCAACAGGCACGGGGAGCGATGCCAAGCTCGCGACCCGCGTCTGTTCAACGCGGCGGGGGACCTCGCGATCAACCCGACCGTGCGCGAGATGGGGTTCCAACTGCCCAACCAGAAAGACCAGGCCGGGCTCTGGCCCAAGGACTTCGGTTGGGAGGAGGGCCTGACTGCCGAGGAGTACTACAGGCGGCTCTTGGAGAAGCAGGAGCAAAACAAGGGCGGGGGCGGCGGCGCCGACGAAGGCGGGGTCGCTAACGGGAACTGCGGGTCGTGCGCGACGCACGACCCGAACGAGCAGAAGAAAGACGGCGACCAGGAGACGGACGGCAGCGGCCGCACCGATCGCGAGATGGAGCGCATGTGCAAGCGCGTGGCGGAGGCGATTCAGGACGCCGCCAAGCAGCGAGGCACGCTCCCCGCCGGGCTCAAACGATGGGCCGAGCTGACACTCGTCCCCCCCAAGGTCCCCTGGCAGCAAAAGCTCGCGCACGCGATCCGTCGAGTGTGCGCGTACAGGCCGGGGGCGGTGGTCACGCGCTACGACATGCCGAGCCGCCGTCAGGCGGGCATAGGCTACGGCATTGGCAAACCGATGCTCCCTCGACTTCGCTCCCCCGTGCCCAACGTCGCGATCGTGGTCGACACGTCGGGCAGCATGGGGAGAAGCGAGCTAACTGCGTGCCTACGCGAGTCGAGCGGCGTGCTACGCGCAGTGGGCGCGGGCGTGACGTTCCTCTCATGCGACGCGGCTGTCCACGTGCTGCAGCAGGTCGACGACCCGCGCGAGCTGGTGAAGCTGCTCAAGGGCGGAGGCGGAACGGACTTCCGACCACCGTTCGAGGAGCTGGAGAAGCGCAAGACCCGCCCTGAAGTCTTGATCTTCATGACGGACGGGTGCGGCCCGGCCCCCGCGGTCGAGCCTAGCTGGTGCCGCACGATCTGGTTGATCGTCGGCAAGGGCAATCGAGCGCCGTGCGACTGGGGCACGGCAATTCACGTGGAGGACTGACGATGGACCTGGGACTACTCGTACAGTGGAAGATGGTCCTGTCGTCTTCCGAGTTGCGCCTCGTACAGAAGGGACTGCGGGGTGTGCTCAAGGAAGAGGAGAAAGCGGACGCGCTCGCACTGCAGGAGAAGATCATGCGCGAGCGCGCGCGCCAAGCAGAACAGATGGCCGACGAGGCCGCAAAGGCAGTTGCCAACATCGAGGAGCGGAACCAATGAGCAAGGACATGCAGGACACGGGGTACATGGTCGTCGAACGCCCGGTGGAAGAAGCGGGCGCGATGGTCTTCTGGCGCTTGAGCGGCTCGCTCGACTTGGCGAAGCTCAAGGCAGCGTGGGCGACGGAGGGGCTCGAGGAGAAGCTCCTCCCCGATCCGCCAAGCGAGCAGGTGGCTCTGAAGAGAGCCATCCGCGACTTCGCCGAATCGCGTCGACTCGTGCGCCCCCTCGAGCACCGAGCTGGGTGGAGCATCGTGGTGGAGACGGCGAAGGGGGACGCGTTGGAGTACTCGCAAGCGCTGACCGTCAAGTTGAACGGGGCCGGACAGCCCGTTTGCGACCCGGCAGAGCACCCGGCCGCGGGCGCAATCGAGGCCGCGTACACGCACAACCTCGACAACGTCTCGCAAGGCGACGTGTCGGGGTGGCTCTGCAGGCTGATGGACCGAGTGGACGCCGTCTCGCTCCGAGACACGGGCGGCGTCTACTTCGTCCCGAGGCACTGCCTGGACCGATGGCGCGCGATGGTGCGCGCCATTCGCAGTGCGAGCGCGCATGCCGTGTTCGGCGTCCCCGCGATGCCAGCCGACGAGACGGTCGCGGCGGTGCTCGACGCAATCACGAACGAGGCAATGGCCGACGTCACGGCGCTCGCCGACCAGCTCGCGAAGGGCGAGCTAGGGGAGCGAGCGATGGAGTCGCGACTCACGAAGACCAACTCCATCGAGCTGAAACTCGGGCGCTACGAGGCGCTTCTCGGCACCAAGCTAGAGGACGTGCGCGCGAAGCTCGACGCGGTTCGGCAGAACCTGACGGTCGCGATCCTCACTGCGAGCCCGCAAGCTAAGATGGCGGTGTGACCATGAAACACCTCATCTTGATCGCGTGCCTCTTCGCCGCCGCCGGATGCACGTTCGGCGGCGCGACGGTCGACCAGCCGATCCCCCAACCCCCCGCGTGCGACGCGGGGGCGCAGGTCGTGGCTGACGCGGGGGTCGCCGACGCGGCCCTCGCGCGCTGCGATGCTCCCCGCGGGGAGTCCGACTGCCCCCACTACAGGAACCTCTGCTGGAGCGTCACGTGCTCCTTCTCGGGGGTGTGCGAGGAGCGTCCGTACGCCGCAGGTTCGTCACTCCCGGTGGAGCCCGCCGGCGCCTGCGAGGTGCTCACGTGCGACGGCGCGGGCAACGTTCTCAGCTCGTGGGTCCCGGCGGGGACCCCCTGCACCCTCGGGGGCGATGCGGGCCGTGGGACCTGCAACGCGAACGGCGTCTGCCTGCCGTAGACGAGCGCGAGCGACGCTTAGCACACACTAACTTACACGGCCTAAAACGCTCGTAGACGCGTTCGCGCGCTACGAGCGCGCACGTGTAGACGGGGGCCCCGGAAACGCGCGCTACGAGCGCGTATCGCGAGCGCGCAGCGACGTCACGCGCGTCTGTCGAACGCGTCTCAGCGCTCGCGCGCGCGAGTTACAGCAACGCTAGAACAGGAGAGAAAAGCCATGAACGAGTCGAGCGATACGAGGTTCGAGGATGAGGACGTTACGTGCGAGCGCTGTGGCGAAGCGCGCGTGCTGATACGGGGGCTCGCGGCGCACCAGCGCGGGGTCGTGTGCGAGGTCAATTGGGCGCAGCGCAAGGCGACGCGCCGAGGCTTGGTGCGGACTCACATTCACGTCAGCAGGCTGCGCGACCTAGGCATCGAGGTGGCGTCGGTGCCCGAGTTCAAGCACGGACGCCGAAGCGCCAAGAACCGAAAAAACGTCGTCTACGAGAACTGGGTCCAGAAGTGGGTCAACGACGCGTGGGGCGTCGTGCACGATGTCACGCGCAGCGTGGGCGACACGGGGGCCGAGCTGGCGTACCCGACCCTCGTCTTCATGCTGAAGGCCTCTACCCGCTACAACCGGCGTGACTCGCTCGCGGAGATGGTGATGGACCGCATCGTGAAGGTGGACAGGTCGCTCGGGGAGGCCCTCGCCTACGTGATGCTGCTCTCGTACGAGCACAAGGAGGACATGGGGTCGCACCCCGGCCTCGTGTACCTCGAGCATTACTTCTCCGAGGACCTCTCGCGCGCCGCAACGCAGCGAGGCGAGTGCGCGCTCTGTTGCGGGGAGAGCGTGACGCTCATGGCGCGCCTGCGCTCGAACCCACTCGCGAAAGTGTGCGTGGGGTGCTGCGCGAACGCGCGCCTGAAGACGATCGCGCTGGAGGTGTGAGGTGGCAGAGGCGACCTACGTCACCTGCGAATGCGGCCACGTGTGCAAGCAACGCGGCCTCGCCACGCACCGGCGCGGGCGTATTCACGAGTCGCGCTTGGGCTCGAAGTGGCTGAAGGACAACGACTGGACCCCCGGCAACCCGGCTTGGAAGAAACTCGTGCCGTCCAAGTTCATCATGTATCGGGTGGAGCTGGACCAGAAGGGCGAGCCGGGCGAGATCAGGAAGGACTGGTGCTACCCGTCCTGGGTCCAGAAGATCATGGCGGCGCAATCGAAAGCGCGCGCGGCGATCATCGCGTTTCAGGGCGCGAAGTACCCCACGCTATGGAAGCTCTGCATCCATTCGCAGTTGGGGCTTGCGGAGAAGCTGCGGGCGGCGGTCGCGCATCGCGCGATCGTAGACGAAGCTTGGCGCGCCTCGTTCCTCAGCGTGCACGCGCTCACGAACGATCAGGGAGCGCTGGCCGAGTACTTGGAAGCGACGCTCTGGGGCGTAGGGAGGATGTCGTGAGCGGGCGCGTGGTCGACTTCGCTTGGGTGTTTTGGGCAGAGGCCGTGGACCAGGGGATGCTGACGCACGCCGACAACGTGGCGCTAGCACAAGCGGTGCTGGCACTACGGAACCTGGGCGCGAACAAGGAAAAGGTCGCGCTGTTCATTCAGTCTTGGATCAAGGCGAGGAGGCAGTCGCAATGAACCAAAAGCAGATCGACAAGGTCGTGTGCTCGGTCGCAGCACGCTACGCGAGGCGATGCTGGTGGGTCGACAAGGAGGACTTGCAGCAGGTGGGCTGGGAGGCAGCGCTCAAGGCCCTCCGCACGTGGGATCCGCAGGTGGGCGTCCCCGCCGCCGCCTACTTGTGGCGCGCGTGCTCGTTCGCGATGCGCCGATACCTCTGGCTCGAGTCTTCCCCGGTCTCGGGCGGCATGAACGACCCGAAGCGCTGCCGCACCCAGCACCGCGCGTCGCTCGAACACCCCGCCGTGGTCCACCTGAGCGACCTCACGCCTCCGCCAGACGCGCTGCTGGATGAGAAGCGATGGACGGAGGAAGTGCTACGCGGGCTCATTCGGCTGCACGACGACGACGCCGTGCGGACGGGCATGCGCGTGCTCTTCGACGAGGCCCCCAAGGAAGTAGCGCTCGACACGGGATTGGAACGCGCGAGCGTGTACCGATCCGCGGCGAAGGCGCGAAACGAGGTAGCGTTCGACCAAGACCTATGGGCTCTGGCCCGCAGAAAGGATACGCCATGATGTTCCTGGTGAAAGTGACCGACATCGACGAGGACGAGCTACTCAACACGCACGTGGTGGAGTCGAGCGCGGTCATCCTGACTGTTGCCGACGTGAAGGGAAGGCTCGAGAAGGCTCTGGAGGGCCGTGACCTTCGCGTCGACGTGCACGAGGTTCGGCCCGAGACCATCGGGCAGATCGTGAGGCAGTACCGATGAAGGACGTACAGGTGAAGCTGGTCGCCCTACGTGACCTGGTCAACGCGCCCAAGAACCCCAACGTCATGCCGCAGGAGAAGCAGGAAGCGCTCGCGCACGCGATGACCGTCCTCGGCCCCAACCTGCAACCCCCTCTCGTGCGCCCCTCCGGCACGCGCGGAGCGTACATCATCGTGGACGGGCATCATCGCGTCGCGGCCGCTCTGGGGGCGGGGCACGAGGCAATGCTGGTCGTTGTCGCGGACATGAACGCGGAG